GCGGTACTGCACGTCAGCCGTGTGGTCAAACTCGTCTTTCTGCACGCTGTAATTCTCAGCCAAGACAATCAGCACCAACAGGCGGCGACCGTTTACGTTATCGGTACGCCAGTTAACCACTTGCTCGGCGGTGTACGGGATGATGCTTGCTTGCAGGTTAAACGTTTGCACCTGCTCGGCGCTTAGGTTTTCATCCGTCTCTGGGTAGTCAACCAGAAAGGCCGTGCGACCCGTCTCCAGTAGGTTTGACAACTCATCCTTAGCCAACTGCACCAACGACAGGCCGTCGCCCGTTGCGTCTTGCAGTAGGTAGCCCAACTGGTCAGGCAGTACAAAGTCGGGTTGCTTGCGGAACGCTGCGCCAATCAGCGCGTTTTTGGTGCGGCCTGTGAAGTTCGTATATACGGCACGCTTGATATATTGCCGGTATCGGATGGTCTCCGTACCCTTGGCTTCGTCGCCCGATGTGTTGTCAGGGACTGGTAAGTATTGATGCTTTTTCTCTTTGACCGCCCGTGAACCTTTAACCGCGTCTCGCGTTCGCGCCCAGACGGGCAAATACTTTTGATATTCGGGGTGCGGATTACTTACAGCCATAGTCGGTTCCTTTGTGCTATTTTAGCCACATTACAATGCAAAGCCAAAATTTACATTTGCCACAGGTCGCACGATTGGCATCTCAAACGCTATCGGATACGTTGTCGCATCGTTTTGGTGGTCAACGCCGCTGCTCTTGTCTGGCTCGCCGTTCTTGTACACCTGTTGCTCAAGGCTTTGCGCCACCGTCGGGCAAGCCCTAGCATTAACAAATAAACGTCCAGCCTCAAACGCGGCATTGGTTGCCATAATTCTATCCCTAACGCCGGGGTTGCGGTTATTTACGCGTACATAAAAACCAGCCGATTCTAGCAAAGATATATCCGACAGGGAAGCGTTGACCGTTTTGCGTGCCTTGCCACTTGCGTCAGGGTAGATATAAATCTGGTGGTCGGCGTACCGGCCTTTGATAACGTCAATCATCTCAGGCGTGTCGTACATATTGGTCAACTCGTCAACGGCGTGCCATTGGTTGCCACCGTCCCTGCGTACATATACGGTCGCGGCCTGTTTGGTTACGTTGAAGTCGCACCCAATAAACAAAGGCTCTGCGCCCTTATCGTCCTTGCGTATAACCTCATCGGTATTGTGCGCCGTGCGGTTGTAGCTTGCGTAGACCGAGCCGCTGTTTAGGTTTACGAACTGCCCGTCAAGGTAAGCCGCCAGCAAGTGCTCAGGATAGATGCCCTTCAACCCTTCGATGTAGTCAATCGGTAGGTGCGGGTTCGACCGTGTTGGCGCTTGGATTATCTCGTAGCCGTCCTTTGGGTTCTTCTTCCATGTATCGTAGACGAACCTAAACCCTTCAGGCGTTGTCGTAACCCCGATGGTATTGCTTTGCCCGTTCAGTTTCTTTTGCCGGTTGCGCGCTAGGATTTGCCGCCAAACGTAAGCCGCATCATCTTTCTTTAGCGTATCCAGTTCGTCAACGTCAGCGTCGGCGTGCTCGTAACCAACAATGCGGCTTGGGTTATCCATCGAGCGAAAGTAGATATGCCCGTACCCGTGAATGTCGATGTAGTTGCTTGGCGACTTCACCAATGTATAAGACAGCCCCAAGTCGTTCAGAACGGCCTCAAAGCGCGGAAACGCAATCATGCGTATAAGGTCATAGGTCGGCTCATAAAATCCCCTGTTGCATCCGGGCGCTTCAAGCAAACCGATAACCGAGCGCAATACCGCCGCCTCAGTCTTGCCTGCACCGAACCCAGCAACGAACGCGGGAAAACGCGCCTTTGTCTTGATGTAGCTGTTTTGCGGCTCAGTCGGGGATATTCTCGTCACTTGGGTTCATGTATTGAATATTGACCACAGGGCGGGTATCAGCTTGCTCTTTATCTTCACGCCACCCGGCTTGCGTCTTTAGGTAAAAGATAGCCGCCGAAATGTTGCCGTTTTGCGCTTGGCTGATAAGGTTTTTGGCTACGTTACCGATAGCTTTGGCCTTGCCCCTTTTATACGCGTCAAAAACCTCGGGCTGGCGGCTTTCTACTTCGCGCAGGGTTGTCTCGCTAATGCTGAAATAATCAGCCATTTGGCCTTTGGATAGTACAGCGGCAAGTGCCTCAACTTGTGCGGTCTGCGCTGCGTCGAATACTATAAGTGGTCGGCCTCCACCGTCGCCTTGGTTTCCTACTTTAGCCATTCACAACCTCCGCAAAGGCTTCACCAGTCACCTCATGGTAGGCAGTCTTGCCTGTGAACTCCTGCCATCGCTTGACGATGACGTCACAGTAGCGTGGGTCCAGCTCCATCAAGCGGCACTCGCGGTTTGTCTTTTCGCAAGCGATAAGTGTTGAGCCAGCGCCGCCAAATAGGTCAAGTACCGACTGGCGTGTCTTACTGGAATATCCCAAAGCCTTAACCACCAAATCCACCGGCTTCATGGTGGGGTGTAGGTCGTTTTTTCGTGTTCTATCCACGTCCCAAACATCATCTTCGGCGTACTCTTGACCATAAAAACGGTTCTCAAAATAACCGTAGGCAATCGGCTCGTATTTTTTGCGGTAGTGGCCGCCGCCCATTGGTGACTGGTTTTTGTTCCAAATGATGATGCTTTTCCAGCCAATGCCAGTCTCAACCAACGGCGTTAGTAGCTCATCAAGCGTGGAGCTTGAAAAGCAAATGTAATACCCGCCTATGCAGTAGGTTTGGATTACAGACAATACCGAAATCATGAAGTCTCTAAACTTGGACTTGTCCATGCGGTCGTTCTTGATTTCTTCATGTGTCGATGACGGGTTTATATATCCTTCAGACATCTTCACCATCTTGCCACCCTTGGATGTCGATGAAAGCGCCCCGGTGAAGTTGACGTTATANGGCGGGTCNGTNAAAACCATATCAGCTTTCTGANNATTCATCAGTTTATCNACCGCATCAATGCTGGTGCTATCCCCGCACATCAATCGNTGGTTGCCNAGTATCCAAACNTCNCCCTCAACCGTTACNGGNGTTTCTGGNAGTTCTGGGACTTCATCCTCATCGGTCAANCCTTCCACNTGTTCAGGCTCTAGTAGGTTTGCCAATTCGTCGGCATCAAAGCCAATCAAAGATAGGTCAAAGTCCAAGTCCTTTAGTTCAGACAATTCAACTTTGAGCATCTCATCGTCCCACCCTGCGTTTAGCGCCAGCTTGTTGTCGGCAATGATGTAGGCTTTCTTTTGAGCCTCGGACAAGTAAGCCAGCCGTAAGCAAGGCACCTCGCCCAGCCCCAGCTTGCGTGCCGCCATTGTGCGACCGTGNCCAGCAATAATGCCGCCATCTTCGTCAATNAGTACGGGGTTNGTAAAGCCGAACTCTTTAATGCTTGCGGCTATCTGCGCGACTTGCGCGTCTGAGTGTGTGCGGCTGTTCCGAGCGTAGGGAATCAGCGCCTCAATAGAGACTTGCTCAATTTGCTGTTTTGCCATTTTGACCCACAAGGTAAAAATTTGCGCTTTCTGACTTNACCCACAAGGCCAAGCCCAAGCGAGGCTATCTTATCACCATTTAACTTTGTCTGCCCAGTACGCTGCGCTCATCTTGCCCTTAGCGATATTCTCAGCGTGCCTAGCCTTAAACGACGCACGCCTTGCCGCATCCGCTTTTGACTCGCCCTCACGCTTAGGCGAGCCGCTTACGCCTTGCTGACCAAACCGTATTAGCTTTACATCGTCGCCAGACTTAGCCAATACAGCGTGACTTTTCTCTGGGTGGCTTGGCGTTCGCTTTGGCTTGTTGTAACCTGCGAATGTTTCTTTGCCGCGTTTAACTGGCATATCTCACCTCATGTAAAAAAGCGCCACCTCTAGGATGGCGCAAGTTGGAGCAACCCAACAGGAGAACGGTTCATTGTAGTTCTAACCGCCACCAATGTGCAAGTAACAACGCCTCGGCTCGCCCGTTGTCTTTTTTGCGTGCCAGCGGTGCGTTAGGCCATAGCTTGCGGGCAAGGTCTAGCGAGTCGTTTTTATCGATTGTCAAACCGAGGTCGCGTTTCCACTTTTGAGGTGTGACCATGTGCGTCGGCGCGTTGATGCGCTGCGTTAGCGCCAAGGCCATGCCAAACGCTATGCCGAATTTAAACGTAGACGCTACGCCTTGGGCGGGCATCGAGTGTACGGCCTCCACGCATACCTCGAGGTCGCACGCGTCGCGGGCTTGGCTTATCTCGTGGTGTATGTCGTTTGTCAGTAGCTGTTTGCTGTCGTTCAGCATATCGCCGCAAGCCACAAAGTCGCCGTGCCAGTCAATCATTCCCCATGCGCCCGAAAAGCCGGGGTCTATGCCTAGTATTTTCATTGGTCGTTAATCATCTGCATAACTTCACCCAGTAAAGCGTACTGCCCGCCGTATCGTTGTTCAAACCGTTTCTTCCAAGGGTGGACTGCTATCAGCCCCGCGTGACCCGTGCCGTCTTGGTGGTGACCGGCGCACAGCGGCAAAACCTTTGTGTGTGCATCTGGCTTGGTTCGCCCGTCAATATGGTGAATGGATACCAAGTCGTTAAAGACGCCGTCTTTTAGGCAAGCAATGCAACCGAGTTGGGCAATGCGGTCTTGTAGCGCCTTTTCCGAGGCCGTGCGTGTTTTACCCTTCATCCAGCACCACCCCGTTTTGCGCTGCCCAAGCCATCAACCATTCGGTGAACTCGGACGCCTGTTGCTTGGTAAATTTACGGGTCTGTAAACCCAATTGCACAATACCATCGCCTGTCAGATTGGGAATGACTTGCCCCGAGTTTTGCTTAATCTCGCGAGTGTAGGTATCCACCAGAAGTCGCTTCCAAGACTCTGTATCCCAAGTGGAACCAAGGTGTCGGGCTTGTTTAGCTATCTGGTGGATGATGGAATGATACATCGCGTTCTGGTCAAGCGTTCGGTTTTCGCGCTCAACCTGCACGGTCAGCGCCACACCACTATCCAACGACTCCTTCATCTTCACCCATAGTTGGCGCATCTGCTTGACGCCTTGTTCGCTGCTATGCAAGGTCATTTTCATATTCGTTAGTCCTAACGGCTGTCATGCAAGTGCGGATATTGTTGGCGTGCCCAGCCCCACGCTTGCTTGCAATGCGGTTAAGCGCCTCCCGTAGCCAAGTGTTGCGGATGCCTTTGTCTTTGGCATAGAACATCTGCACCAGTTCACGCGCCGTTGCCATGTTGTCGATTTGCTTTTGCTCGGCGGCAACTTTATCAAAGCGCGTGCGCTGCTCATCAGTAAATGGGGATTTCCAAGTCGCCCGTTGCTTTGAGGGCTTCGTCAACGACGTGGGGAGGATAGATTGCACCATCTCGAATCCTGTCTAATATTTTGTTGGCTAGTTCGCGGCTCATTCGTA